TCGTCATCGTCATCTTCCTTTTGCATCATCTTGCTGGCAACCACGCCAAGCTTGTAAAGAGCATCGGTCATCGGGCTATCTGAAGCCTTCATGCCTCTACCAGTTAAAAACACCTCAACCGCATCGCCTGATTTTGGGTGGTATGAAACAGTGACGGTCATACCTTCGCCCACATCTTGAGAAACGCATGGCCGGCGGTTAGGAAGTTCGATCATTTAAAATCTCCAAAGTTTTATGAAGTGATGAGGACTCAAGTTCATGGTCGTCAAAAATGTCGCCAGACCTTGAAAGGGTGATGGTGGTGATTTCTTCTATGGGGATGAAAATGCACTTGCGATGAGGGATCGAAACGCAGGCAGCAAAGTCGTAATCATCAATCGTTGGCGGGCGTTTGGCGCCGCCGATACCAAAATGCCATTGCAGCTTTCCGGCCGCGTACCGCTTGCCGTCAGGCGTGTGAAACGATGACGCTTTAACTTGAACGCGATAAATTTTTGATGCCCTAGTTACAATCATGTCGAAACCGGCGGCTGGTGATATTGCGGTTTTCCAGCCGTGCATTTCGCAGACGGCCGCAGCGATATATTCGCCGATACGACCAGTAACAATTGCGCTCATTTATTTCGGCAAAAACCCGACAGTCAAAGCAAGCTTGGTCGCAAGCGCACCAACTATGCCGGCGATACCAGCCAGCATCATAACAGTTTTCCAGCCACCTTTTGCCTGCAAAGCAAGTTCATGGATTTCGCGCAAGCAAGCCCGCGTCTCAGCCATTTCGCGCTCTAAAGTTCGCAGTCGGCTAGACATTTCGCCAAGTTCACGTTCAACGCTCATTTTTTATGCTTTCGCTAAAATTGAAAATAAAAAGACAAACAGGCCTAATCCGATGACGGCAACAACGGCGATGAGTAAGATCGCCTTGATAGTCTCCTCGATTTCGTGCTGTTTTCTAAGCGCTTCACGCGCCGCTTTCTGGCGAGCTTCTTTTTGCTCGCGCAGTGCTTGATTATGGTGGTCAATGATTTCCTGCCATGTTGACTTTTGATCGGCGGTTTTCGGCCAGCGCATGTTTATCATTGAGGCAATTTGCTGCATTTCTTGATTCAACCGTTTGGCTTCAAGAACCGCATCAATGGAACCCTTAAACTGGATATCGCCGGTTCCCGCTTTTTTGTTGCGCTCCTCGTTTAGCTTTTTCTGAGCCATAAACAAGGTGCCTATCTGATCGCCGATTTCAGCAACAGACTGCACATCGTTGATGCGTGATTTTATAAAGGCTATCGCATTGGACGCAGCCGTAACCGCAGCGATGGCTGTCGTAATAGGCTCCATCAATTCACCTTTATTTTTGGGAGACAGGCAGTTGTCACAGGCTTTGAACCGTCAGCCGTTTGGACGTACTGACCCCGCAGCCGTTGTGCAAAATAAAGGCAACGATCTATGTCTGCGAAAACCTGTGTTTGATTATAGATATTTGCCCCGATGTAAACAAACAGGACAAATTCTATCATTTTTTGTGAAGCTGGAAGACCACCAAAAGCAGAAGCGCCGTTTGGATCAGATCAACAAAAGGATAAGCGATCATTATTCTGGCGCGCCTTCTTCTTCGACAACAGGATCAGGCTTTTTGACAGCCGATCTTTGTGTCCCAACGCTCAAAAAAGCTGGTGGTGTCAAATCTTTTGGCGCGTATTGCAACGCCAAATCGTCAACGTCAGCGGCGTCCATTTCAGCCGTCACCGGCAAAACAGCCCAAGAGCCATCTTCGTATTCAACTTGAACGCCATCTGTTGAAACTTTAGTCACTGTATAAATTGGATGAGTCATTTTTTATCCTCTAAGCCGTGCCGCCTGCGACAGTGCCGTTATTTGTAAATGTTACGAAAGAAAGACCGCGAATATATTTGCCACCAGCGCCACCGGTTCCGCCAGATGCGCCATTTGATGAGTTTCCATTTGCACCAGAGCTGCCGTTTAAGCCGGATGCCCCATAACCGCCACCGGTTCCGCCAGCTCCGCCAGCGCCAGCGTTTGTGCCGCCAGATGCGCCACTTCCACCGGCCGCCGCCGATTGGTTGTAACCAGCGCCAACCCCACCAGAGCCACCAGAGCCACCTGTTGTGCTACTGGTAGATGAGTAGGTTCTAGAAACAGCATACCAGAAATTGTTGTTATCATTAAATGTACGCCTAACTGATCCTGATCGACTGTAAGTTTTTCCACTAAAACTTGCCGATGATTGACCAGAGTTAAAAACTTGTCCTTGATATGAGCCGCCCCAATACACGTAGATGAAACTACTTGTTTTTTCCCAATAAGTAGAATACGCGCTGTAAGTTGGTCCTTCATTAACAGTTGAAGAAACAGTTCCGTTACCGCCTGTTCCACCTGTGCCACCGCCACCGCCGCCAGCATAGACAAAGCCATTGTTCACAAACGTGCAAGCAACAAACGCTTCAAACGCATCACCGCCATCAGCACCAGCCGCGCCACCCGCGCCAATCAACGTGCCATTATTTGTGATTGTAATTGAGCCAATGCCGCCTGTGTTAATTTCTAAAGCCTCATCGCTGGTGCTTGTTGCGCCTAGCGTGACGCCTGAGTTAATGACGATTTCTTTTGGATAATCAACGCCGTAATCACTGCCAAAAATTGTGCTTGCATTTTGGTTGGTTGCGCCGCTGGCAAATGTTTTGCGCCAGCCTTTAGCCGTGCTGCGAAAATTAGTGAAATTTATCGTGCCAGATGCGGGAACAGAAGCGGCTAGATTTGTTGCCGTATTGTTTGCCGCGTTGCCTTTGACTAGCGTTCCACCACGATAGAGATCGCTAAAACTAATCGCGCCCGCGCCCGAAAACTCCGTGCGCAAGTCGCTGAAGCTGACAGCCCCACTTGCCGCGATCGCCATTAGACAGAGCCGAAAGCTGTAATATCGCCAGCCGCAACGATTGCGCCTGCGCTTGTTACCTTTAAGACGCCGGTGCCGCCATATTTTAGCAGAAGGTTATTTGACCCATCTTGCTCAATAGTCCATCCTGCGCCAATTGCAAGCTTGGTGATGCTGTCTGTGCCTTGCTCAAAGTCTTTAATATGGCTCATCAACGTGCGGAAAGCATTGTTCACATCGCTTGGCAGCATTGAGTTTTCTGCAAGATTGACCCCGCCGACATCCGTATTATTGGCAGCCGTTGAATCGTACTGACCGAAATTGTCTTTACTCATTTTATATTCCTTTTTTTAGGGTTATCTGTCGCCGGTCAACAGACCGCCAGTTGTGCCAATAAAGCCGCTTGATGCGCCGGTTCTGCGCCCGCTGCGCGCGATACGCTTCATTTCTTCTGCTTGGCGTCTTGCCAGCCTTTCAAGAAACGCTCTTTGTTGTTGCGGGTTAGTCGAAAACAGATCGCGTGATAATGCGCTGCCGATTTGTTCTGGCATACCGCCGCGTGTTGTTGCTCGCTCAAATAAGCTGCGGGCGGTTGGTAATGGGTTGCCCATCAAAAGCTGACCGACAGCGCTTGCGTCTTGGCCTAAGTTTGCGACATCTTCGCCCAATGGCGCAGTTCGGCTTCCAGCGGTTGGCGCAGTTCTAGCCCGCGTCAAAACCTGATTCTGACGCTGCGTCATGCGCTTTTCAAAAGCCTCAAACGAAGCATCATCATCAAAGACTGCGCGCAATTGCTTGCGCTTGGCCTTGCTGCCAAAAATGCGTTTTCCCGCATCTGCCATGTCAGCCGTCTTGTCAACGCTGTTGCGGATAGCTTGCGCGACACCAACTTTAAAAGCCTCTTTTTCACTTGCTGATAGCTTGCTCACATCTGAGGCAAGATCATCAGCGCCAGATTTAATGAAAGCCTCTCCATCATCAAGCGCATCTTTCAAGCGGGCATCGCCGGCAAATTTGTTGCGGGCTATTTTGTATGCGCTAACCTCATTGCCAGCATCGTCCAAAACTTTTGGTGATGCGTTGTCGATTATATCAATAAAGCTTGCCCGCGCATTTTTAAGGCCACGTTCCATGCCCCGCCCGATGCTAGTTTTTGAGGCGCCGCGCTTGCCAAGCCCCATAACCTCATCAAGACCCATTTTGATATAATGCAATTCTTGGACTGACAGGTTGTCGATAGCGCCGCCATCAATTAAACGCTTTGCGCTTGGAAGTTCGATGCCGTCAAACTTTGCCAGATTTGCAGCTTTTTCGACAGCTTCATCAAAAGCAGGCAATGAAAGGATGCGCTTTATTTCCGGCGTCACCGGCACCGTTGCAGGCCTGCCGTCAATGTTGAAAGCTTTATCATAATCATTGCTTGCATTTGCTGCTTGCCTGTCGGCAATAACATCAAGCGCTTCTTTCTTGGAAGTGTTACCGCCAAGCACGAAACCAATATCATCAGCAATATCATCGCCAAGCCCCGCCATGCGGTCATCTAGCGCCTTTTGCGCTATATCAGCGCCTTCGCCAGAAACAGTCGCAGAACCGCGCGCAAGACGCCGTGTCGCCTCGCCGGCAACATCAGGAATCATCATGTTTGGAACAACGGCTTCATCTAGGCTTTGCTGCACGGCTGAAGGGGTCATGCCAGCGTTTTCAAGCGCCTGCACGGCCTTCAAGTCTGCCCCGCGCTGGATTGCATCATCAGACTTTAGACCAAGCGAATAAGCGGCTCTGTTGAGGCCTTTACCGGCAGCATTTACAACAGCCGGCGCGGCTGATCCTAATACGCCGCCAAGCGTTGTGCCGACCAGCCCGCCAGCCAATCTTTCGCCGGCGCTTTCGCCAACGCCAGCGCCAGCAATGCCGCCTTCGGCAGCGCCAACAAGCCCGCCAAAACCAGTTGTGCCAACTTTGTTGATGATCTTGCGGCCAACGGCTGAACCAGCCGCCCTTGCGCCGCCAATGCCGCCGGTCAGCAAACCACCGCCGATTTCAGCCGCTAGGGCTGTCTTAGGGTTTGCATCGCGAAAATCTGATATGTTTTCACGAATGTCATCGCGGGTTTTATCATAATCGCCAGCAAAGCCAAAACCTGTGCGCAAGCCCGCTTCGATCTCATCGCCAAAGCCAAGCAATAAGCCTTGACCGGCAAGCCGCGCCAAGTTTGCGCCATAACCATCTTCGCCATCGCTTTTTTCTTCATCTTTAGGCTTTGCTTGTTTGCGTTTGCGTTGTGCGCCGCTTTTGGCGATCTGGTTCACATATTGCTGCTTTTCGGCTTGTGTCATGTCCAAAAAAGTGTCTGGAACGGTAACTACGCCTAGACCATCGACTTTGATTTTCGCCATTATTCGACCACCTCAAACTTGACATCGTTATAGGTGCTGAAATCGAAAACATCGACACCCTCGTTTTTGCGCCTGCGATTGATTGCGCGCCTGCGGTTCTTAATCGCACGTTCATTGATGCGCTGGATTTCTTGCAGGCGCGCTATAACAATTTTTTCATCGGTCTTGTTCGCAACGATTTCCAAAAGAGCGCGCTCCGCGTCACCTTCGGTTTGCGTTCCTTTATTAAGACGCAAAGTGTCGTTTCTTAATTTGTTGAGAAAAGCATCAAAGTTCGCGCGATTTTGCACAGCTTCATCAGCAAGACCTACTGATGTCCTAAACTTGTCCATCGGCATATCAAATAAATTAAGCGACATTTCTCCATTCTTTATTAAGTCGATATAGGTTCCCACATCATCATTGATGCCATCAGATAAATCTAAAGCCGTAAAATCTTCATCTTCAGCTTTAAACGCTGCGGTTGACATTCTGACAGGCTTCTTTTCTGTCGTTGTTAAAGCCTTCATCTCTTTTTGGTATTTGATAATTTCTTCGTTTGGAACGATCTTTTGTTCGCCAGTTTTCGGATCAGTAACAACGGTGAACGCGCCATTCTGGATTTGCTCGCGCGTTGGCGTTTTCATCTTTCTATCCATCAGATCGGCCTGCGCTATTTTATAACGCCGGTTAATCTCAGCATCTTCGGCATCAGCAATGCCTTTCTTTGCTGCGCCATATGCGCCCATTCCAGCGCGCAAGCCTTTGCCAAGTGCGCTGCCAAGAGACGGCGCAACACCGCCAACGACAGGCGCTCCAGCCTCTAGCAATGCGGCAGATGCGGCAAGGATACCTTGCGATCTCGGATCATCGAAGCCATCGCCTAACAAACCGCCAAAAAACCCGCCCGATGGTGCGGCTTGCTCTGGTGATGCTGGTATATCTGACGGCTGGTTTGGCCGCATCATTTGCGCCGTTCCAGCCGCAGGCGGAAGCGGTGTGAATGGCTTCATTGGTTTGCTAATAGGGAGCGCACCGGTATATTGCGAAGGCTTGCTGGTGGGTAGTGGGATTGGGCTGTTAGACTGCGCCATGCGGACAGGGCTGCGCATTGGCAGGCTCATTGGCCGGTTCATGGTTCGGCCTGTTAAAGCGGCCATCATTTCATTGCTAAGTTGCGGGCGGTTAGCCATAGACGCCGAAGGCACTGTTGGGCGGGCTAAAACAGGGTTTCGGGATATGGGCGGTAACGCCTGATCCAAATAGCTGTTTTGCGGAGTGCTAAACAAAAAGTCGTATTTTCCCATCATAACCCCCTAAAACAAGCCAAGAAGGCCGCCGCCAATGGCGCCCATCATCGGATCAAAACCGGCGTTTTTGCCTAACTGCGCGCCGCCTAATGCGCCACCCAAAGCCGAAGCGGCTGAGTTGCGCGCGACAGGCTGGATTGTATTGCTGCCAACCGTACCGCCGCCAACCAAGCCCATATAGGCCGCAAGCTTTGCCGCGTCCTTGTTTTGCTCAAAATTAAACTTGTCGATCTGTGCTTGGAGTTCTGCTTGTGATTGGCCTTCGCGCGCTGCGCCAACGCCGGCAAGCTGTTGCGCCGCCATATTTTCAGCCTGTGGCGCTTGGCTAATTGCTTGCTGTTGCGCTTGGTAGGAAATAGGCGCCAGCGCTGTCGCTAGGGCTTGCTGGTTTGCGCCGCTGCCGTATCTGCCAGCTTTTGCAAACTGGCTCATAACTTGGTTTATTGCGGGCTGAAACGCGGCGTTCATTAGCGGGTTTGTTCCCATCAGGTTTTGGCGCACCACGTTTGCGGTCTGCGCTGTCATGCCATTTGGGTCGAGCGCGTTATCGCGAACCATATCGAGCGCCATGCTGGTTTCGGGCGCAAAGCCAACGACTGTGCTGTTTGGATAATAGTTCGGAGCCGATGACGTGTATTGGTCTTTCGCCTGCGATAAGCCATATTCCAAAAAGGGCTTCGCGTATGATGGTGGCTCAACTTGCGTATTCACAGTTGATGGGGTTCCGCCGCCTTTACTCATGGTGTATTTCCTTTGCCATAATTGTTGAAGTCGGTTTGTAACCTCTTAGAGCGCGGTGCCAGCCACGCCGCCCGACTATTTCAACAGATTTGCATCCCCAACTTTTTGACCAATTGACCAAAGCTGGTTCAGCCTCAACTAATGTTTTCAGATTGCCACCCGCCAGCCAGAAACGAAGCGTTCTGAATTGCGGATATTGGACTATTTCAGTGACGATTGCCGCATTATGAAACGGCCAAAACTGCGCATCGCCGCGCTCAACCATGTCAAAAACATCGGCAAGCGTGTGCGTTCCGTGCGCATGGTCTAGCGCTGCTTGTATCCAGCCAGCGCAACGATCCCATTCAGCCGATAATGATATAATCGAATGTTCTTGTTGTTGACGTTGTGTTTGCATGTGTGACCGTAAAAGTTTGCTTGCCGCGTGATGAGACAAACATTGCACCGCCGGCCTGCTCTGAGGCCGCCGCTGCGGTTGTTGGCATGAACAGGATTACGCTTTCATAACCACCGCGATCATCTGCAACGACAGTTGATGCCGCGTTTGCAGCGAGCGTGACAGTGCCGGTTGAGTTCAGTTTTCCGGCCAAAATATTGTTTACAACAAGACTGACTTCTCGCGGATCGTTTGCCTCATAAGGCAGCCGCCTAAAATTAACGTCTGCCAAGCGCCCGACCCTCTATATCTAAGCCCTGCGCGTTTTCCCAATTGCCAGAAATGGTCATCTTGGCGCGATGGAAGCGGCCTTGAACACGATGCTCGCAAAAGCCTTCATCTGTTAGCGCGCTTCCCGCATCAAAAACAACAGGGTCATCGTGACGGTCACGCGCACCAACTTGCATCGAAACGCTGCCGCCGGTGAAATGTGGAACCGTTCTTGTGACCAGCGCGTGTTTATCTTTTGCGACAGGGAATTCTGCGGTTTCAAATGTTGCGGCTATTGGCGCGCCAGAAAAAGCGTGAAGCTTCTTTTGATATGCGCCGCCAAAAACAAATGACCCGCCTTTAAATAGGTGTGAATCCAATATCGAACCAACCGCATCAATATCGGCATAAAGCGCATCCAGCGATTCCAAATCCTGTCCGCTTGTAAAAAATGGCGCAATAATATCAGCGCCAACCTCAACCAACGACCAGCGGCCAAGCGTGTAATTGAAAACAATCATGCGATCAGGCTCGCCATCGGGCGATGCGTTGCTGACATAAGACCAAGCGACCACTTGTTGCGTTGGGTCAACGGCTGCCGACATTTTTGACGTATAAGCTAAATCCATGTCATTAAGGAAAAAGCGGTTGACCTTTTCGGCGCCTATCGGCTGGCTTTTGGAGCCATCGAAAGCATAGAAACCATCTTCGGCAAGGAAGAACACCAGCCCGCCAATTTGCGCGACGCTGCCGCTATACGCGCAACCGCGCGCAGTCTCAACGCGGTCGATCTGATAGATAAGCGGTGATCCGACATAAGATGCAACGGCAATAGCGCGTTCCATAAGGATGACAGCATTCTGACCGCCGCATAATCCGGTGATATTTCCGGCATCAGGAATTTCTTGAAAATCGCTCTGATCGGTTCCGACTGTCCAGCTTGTTTCATCGTTAATGCCAGACCATTGAACCCGCGATGGCTTTTTACCCGATCCATCGTCAATAGACGCGACCCAAACCTGATCTCGAACTACAGTTATGAAATCGGCATTTGGGCAAGATGCTGACAGGTCTGAAAAACTGGTGTCAGTTCCAAGCTGCCACTTTTGCACTTCTTCGCCGGTGCCGCCTGCGACCAAAAGCTTGTCGCCAAACTGCGTTGACCGCCAGCGGCCAGATGCGCCGATGTTATAGCCGCCAGCCTTGCTTGCATCGACAAGCGCGTTGCCTGCCCCGCCAAAGACATAAAGTTTTGTCGCATCGCCTGCAAAAAGCTTGACGTTTCCATTATTATCTTTTGCCGCAAATACGCCCGCAATCTTGTTTGTCGCTGCGCCTGATACCGCTTGAAAAGCATTGACGCTTCTATAGCCAACCGCAGATGGATAGCAGTTGAGCGCAGTTGTGACGCCTTTGTTCAAATATGCGGGCTGGTCGGGCAGCCAATCCTTAAATTCGATCATTGAATAAACCACGCTCCCGCTGCGTCAGGCTGGACAGTCCATGCCTCGCCAATAATCTTTGGCGTTGCATTAGCTGAAGCCGATGTTGTGATTCCGCCTGCGCCAGCAAATGCAAAAACGCCGACAAGCTGGCCGGATGTTGCGGCGCTTGTTGCCGCGCTGGCTTGGGCGTTAAAAACAAAATTTGGTGTCGGCTGGTTTGTAGCTGCTGCGGTTGTTGCCGCCGCCGTAAGCTGACGCACTGGCGTTATGCTTGCGGTTGCGCTGACGTTAGCTGTTGGCTGGCCGCCAACAAGCCTGATTAATATCGCAGAAGCACTAACTGAACCGGCCGTTGCGATTGTTGCATCAAACAAGCGTATTCTGTCAGCGCTGCCGGAAACAGAAGCAGATGTTGCAGCAACCGCACTAACGCCTTTGAGCTTGATAGGTGCGGCTGCGGTTGCCGAAGCTGATACCGCAGCCGTTCCTGACGCTTCGTGAATTGTCACATTGTCAAGCTGATCCATGTTGCCGATGCTATTGGCGCCATCTAAAGCGCCAAGCGCAGCAAGATCATCAAGCGTTGCCATGCAGCTAGGCCGCTGTGATTGTCAGATCGCCAGAAGCGACCTTCAAGATATCACCAGTTGCGATGGTTTTAGCAGTCGCGAAGCTTCCATGAAAAAGCTGGTTGCCGCCGCTTGCCGCATCATAAATAGCCCAATGCGATACGCTGCCCCAAGAGCCGGTTGCGGCTGGAAACTCAGCCGCCGCGTTGCTTGCAATAGACGCTGAAGCGGCTGATGCAAACGTAATGGCTTGGCGGGCGTATCCAGAACCAGACAGTTCTGTGCCGCTATTGTCATCATTCATTGATGCGGTTGAAAGGCCAAGATAGACGGCCGCCGGTGCGCTTGTTGATGTTGTGCCGGTGAAGTGGTCAAGGAAAGCATTTTCCAGATAATCGCTCATTGCTGACATTTAATCAGGCTCCTGTGTTTTGACGTTGATAGATTGATTGGATTTGCAACGAGCCTGTGCCGTAGTGACTTCTTTGCTCGTCTTTCTGGATTTCAGAAATGGCACGGCTGAACTTTTGGTCGTAAAGCTGCGCGCGTTGTTCATCCATCAGATAGGTATAAAGTTCCGCCAACGCGCCGGCTAAATAGGCGTCTGAATGGCGAAGCAGAATGTTGTTTGTTGTGTTTGTATTCGATAGCGGTTCAATAGAACCGATATAAACGATTTCGGCGCTGTAAGCCGTATCAGGAACAGGGCGCAGCTTCATTTCATCGCCAACTATGCTATAGGCCTGTGGCTTGCCTGCGCCAGTTGTTGAGTAATCTGTATCCAACGCGACAGGGCTTTTATATTCCAAAACTGTCAGCGGGCTTGTATTCAGCTTAACTTCCCTGACTTCACGCAAGTCGGTCGGGAGGCTGATATATTCGTTGTTTGCTGTTAGCGTTGCCTGCGCGCGCTTTTCTTGGCTGCGGCTTTCTAACTCGCGCGACATACGCGCTTCGGCAAGCTGGATAAACTCAGGGATTTGCTGCGTTAAATCGCTGCGCGCCGCAAAATTTGCGATAGCGGTTTGGAGCGAAGCATAGTCGGTGATTGCCATTAGATGTTCCCGCCGCCTGTTCTAAAAAAACGATTGTCATAATCATTGAGCCAGCGTTTCCACTCTGTCGGGTTGTCTTTTGGCTCGCCTAATCTGGCGCGTAATTCCAAATAGACTGTCGCTGGTATTTCGGCCACATGCTGCCAATGCCGCTGAGTGTTGCCAATCATACTGCCCGCCCGATACTCAGCCGCCCGCGCTTTATTAGCGTCTAAAATGGCATCAACTTCTTGCCGCTTTTCGATGATGAAACCTTTATCAGCATCGTGCATCCAAGTTTCGGTTTCGCCGACTTTGCTCAATAATTTTTTGGTCATGTTTACCTCATTAAAAAGGGGCGCCGGAGCGCCCCTTTAGTCATTATATTTTTGGCTTTAAGAACCATTCAGATCAAAGATCGCGCCGTGCGCCTTCGGAGCCTTAACTTTCAAAGCCCACTCAGTCACAATTTGCGATTTTTCGGCATCGCCGGTATTGGCAATGTCGTTCTCTGCAAAGTTACGTCCAGTCAAAGTTGACAGACATACAAAGTTAGGATCAATCACAAAGACGCGGTCATTACCCATGAAACGCGATGGGGTGATATCCAAAGTTCCAAAATCGGTCATGTAAACGCTGACAGAGCCAACAAATGAAGGCGCTTTGTTTGCGGTTGTGTTGACCTGATTTGTTACCAAGTTTGTGCCGGCTTGAGCCAGATCGCTAATGTTAGCGCGGTTCGTTGCAGAGCAAACTAGCAAAGATGGTGAGCCACCATCTGACCATGCGTCCTGTACCGAATCGTCAAGCAATGCAAGTGTCAAGGCACGAGCCGTGCCAGCCGTAGGAACATCAGTTCCATCGCCGGTTGCGAATGCGCCCACACCCGCGCCAACAGAACCATTTGTGATCCAAGATGACAAAGATGCTGATTGGCGTGTTCCACCAGCCGCGCGGGCTTGGTCTGTGTTGCCGATCATATGTTCGATATCGCGGCGAAGCTCAAGGCCTTTTAAAACCCGCTGATATGCCACTTCTCTTGCACGGCCTGCTTTATCCACAGCGTCAAGTGTTTTACTCACAATATAGCCCTTTTGTGAGATTTGATGGTAGTTACCAAGACGCGAAGTTGCAGTCACGCCGGTATCGGCCATATCGGCACCTTCGGCAACGGCATTTGCAGCCGCGTTTGACAATTCCTGCACTTGCCATTCTGTGAAAATGCCAGTTGAGGTTTCTTTTGCGATTGCAGAAAAGATCGGAGTTTCATCCGAATCCACTTTATAAATAATGTCGGCGAGGGTTTCCTTCTCACCAACGGCAGTCGATGTTTGTGCTAATGCCATTTTAGGCTCCTATTAATTATCCAAGTAAAAGTTCAACAGCAGCATTGACGCTGCGTTCGGAATCCAGCCGGTTCGCTAATTGCTTTTTCCGTCTGGTTTGGCTTTCACCTTTCGCGCGCGGAGTGCCTGCTTTTGCCATCTTTGGTGCTTTGCGGACTTTTTTCTTGGCAACGCCGGCAGACTGATTGATCTGACTTAGTTTCCAAGAATCATAGAGCGCTTTGACCGCACGGTGATCGCTGGCCTGCGATATTTCTTGTGCGGTATATCCCAAAGTTTGAGCGTATTGGATCACCTGTTTCCGTTCACTATCTCGAACAGCATTGTCAGCCCATGCAGGGATGACCTCAATCATGCGTTCACCTTCATTCTTTAAGTGGCGCTGATAAAGCTGTTGGTGTTCCATGTTTTGCTCTTGTGCAATGCGTTGCCTTTCCTGCTC